GGGATACACAACTTTGATAGCTATATTAGGTGGGCCAGCCCTTCTAATTATCAAAGACGCTCTAGATGTTTGGAAACAAGAACAAGCTGAGAAGACTGCGTTCTATAAGGTAAAAGCACAAGCTGTTATCGATTATAATGACCACGCTCAGAAACAAGCTCAAATGATAGAAGCTAAAGCACAAGAACAAGAACACAAAATGGAATCAAAGAAATAAATAAGGAGAAACAAATATGCCAACAGAAAAAATATATAATGAGTTTAAAGGTGAACACTTTCACAAAAATAACCCAGACATGATGTTGAAGTTTGATAAACCTGACAAAGCCGAAATAGATGAGATGAACTATAAAAAGCCAATTACATCTTACAAAGAGATGCCACAAAAGAAATTACAATATAATTATCTAGCTGGCAGCGGTGAACCTGTAGAAGGATTTAATCCCCTACACACTCTAGATTATCTAGAAAAAGTCAAGGACCTACCAAACAACAGCGCAAGCATTAAAAAAGACGAAGAATAGGAGCAATCATGGCACCAAGGAAAAAGACACGCAGAACAACAAAGAGAAAAACTTCTACAAAAAGAAGAACAACCAAGAAGAAATCTAAATCAAGAGTTAACGAAGCTGGTAACTATACCAAGCCTACAATGAGAAAAAGACTATTCAACAGAATTAAAGCAGGTAGTAAGGGTGGTGCGCCCGGACAATGGTCTGCAAGAAAAGCACAGATGCTCGCTGTAGCATATAAGAAAGCTGGTGGAGGCTACCGCTAATGGCTCTTAAGAAGTCCCAAAAGTCCCTAAAGAAGTGGGGTAAACAAAAATGGGGCTACGTTACAAAAGGTGATGAAAAGAAACCTAAATCTAAACGTGGTCGTTACCTACCTAAGAATGTTAGGTCTCGACTAACCAAAGGACAGAAAGCAGCAACGAATCGCAAGAAACGTAAAGCAGGTGGAGTGGGAAGTAGAGCAAAGTATTCTAAGAAAATTAAAAAGGCAGTAAGGAGGTCTAAATAATGGCATATAAAAAGAAGAAAGCAAAAAAGATGAAGAGGAACCACTAATGAGAAAACACTACACTAAAGAGGGTAAAGTATTCAAAGGTCAAGTGCATAAAATGCCAAATGGTCATATACATTCTGGTAAGACACACACTAAATCATCTAAAAGAATATTTCATTATGGCGAACTCTCAAAGAAAGCAAAAGTTACAGCAAGAAAACAGAGAGGTAAATAATGGCTCCTAAAAAGAAAAAGGATGCTAAACTAACTAGAGCAGGTGTGTCAGGTTATAATAAACCAAAGAGAACACCCAACCATCCTAAGAAGTCACACGTAGTTGTTGCTAAGGTAGGAACTAAAACTAAGTTAATCAGATTTGGCCAACAGGGAGTAACTACAGCAGGTAAGAAAATGGACCCTAAGTCCAAAGCCCGAAGAAAGAGTTTTAAAGCGCGCCACGCTAAAAATATTAAGAAGGGTAAAATGTCTGCAGCTTACTGGGCTAATAAAGTTAAATGGTAAGCTTTATATAGGTAGCCATTCTAAATATGTATGGGCACCCGCCACAGGGCCATTGCTCCACAGGTTACTTATCGCAAGTGCCACCGTGGGTACCCCAATATGGAGATATCAACATATGAACAACACAACAAATGAAACAGCTGGAAATGAGACAGCAGAGGATGGTAACATCACAGCTCTCATAGAAACTGTAGAAGAGTCTGGAATGTTAGACGCAATAATGGATGAACCATTACTTATGGCATTAGTAGCTGTAGTATTAGGTATGGGTGGTTATATCGCTTATACTGTACCAGCAGTTAAAGAACTAGTTTTTAAATATATTAAGAACAACGAAGCAGAGTTAATGGACATGCTAGATAAAAATCTAACTAAAGCCCAGATGAAAGCTTTTGAAAAGCTAGATGAAACAGCACAAAAGCACATCAAAGATTCTTTAGTCCGAAACGTATTAATTACAGCTTGGGACGAGAAAGATGATGAGCTAGCTGGTCTTGTAAAGTCTAAAGTCAAAGCAGCCCTCGATGAAGGGAAAGGTCTTTGAACGTAGAGGAATACGAGACTCGATTACGTCAGAGAGTTGGAGAGGCAGAATATGTACGTCATAAAGAGCTTGTCCGACTTCTGGCACGTAATCTTGCGCTGGAAGACGTGTTGTGGGAAGAAATTCTTGTATGTATTCGGGATGTTAACGCTAGAACAGAGTTATTGCGACAACGAAACCAAATAGTTAGAGATATCCATACTGAATTTAGAGCACTGAACATAGAAGTACCAACTGAAATGGAAAAGAGTGCAGAGGGTTTTGGCTCATTCTTAGAGGAATTAGTAGATGATGAAAAGCGAGAGACACCTGAAAAGCCTGTTGACAGGTAAAGGTGGAGTAGATTCACGACAACTAGAGAAAATTTTCGCTAAATGTAGAAATGATAAAGAAAAGATGCGCAAATTAGTGCAAGCTTTTTGTACAGCATATTTAATAGATAATAAACAAAGACCTTTACGTTTAAGACCACTACAAGAAGATATAGTTTTAGAATGTTTAATAAACCGTGCAGATGATAAACAAAAGAAATTAGCAATTTTAGCTCCACGAGGTAGCGGAAAATCCTTTGCTTTATCAGTAGCGGTAACTATATATATGTTTTTTAATAGATTCAGAGATTTAGTATTTATACTGGCTCCTACTGAAGACCAAGCAGCTTTAATCTTTAATTATGTTTATAGACATTTTGCTGATAACACTTTTCTAAATGGATTAGTAGCAAATTATAGATTTCATAATAAGCCCAACATAACACTTAAGGGGGGCACAATAATGCGTAGGGCTCCATTGGCGCCTAGTAACCAAGGACAGGCTATACGAGGACAACACCCTACATTCCTAGTTGTTGATGAGTCTCCACTCATCGACGATAAATTGTTCATTGACAATGTAGAGCCTGCTATTGTATCGAATAAAGCACCATTTATAAATCTTGGAACACCAAAGTCTAAAGATAACCACATGTGGAGATATTTATATGATGATAATTATGCAGATACTTTTACTAGATTACATTATACATGGCGCGATGCAGTGAAAAAGGGAGAAGCTTATTCAGCACCCTACACCGAAGAAGAAATGTTAGATAAGATGATGGAATGGGGAGAAGAATCTATCTACTGGAGGACAGAGTATGAATGTGAGTTTGTAGAGTCTGTAGCGAATATATTTAGTCCAGAAAAAATTAAGAGGTGTTATGATGATTACGAACTTATTAGACTTGATGGGGATGGAAAGCAGAGAGGAAGCAACATTACTGTTGGTGTTGACATTGGCAAATCTGTTAACTCTACTGTTATTAGTGCATGGTCCCTTGATAAGTCTGACACAGAAAATATTGCTAGACTTGTTTATCTTGAAGAAATTAATGCTAGAACTGGTGGACATGATATTCCATACCAACGTCAACGTATTATGGATGTTACCAATGAGCTTGGTGCTACTAGGCTTATTGTGGATTGTACCGGTATTGGTGGTGCAGTTGAGCAAGACCTTAGATTAGCTTGTTTAGATTCTAATGTTCATTTTGTACCATTCGTTTTTACTGGTGGCCCTAAAGGAACTAAAACTCAAATGTATAGAGATTTTGTATCTTATATACAACAAAACAGAGTTAAGGTACCAAACCCTGAACATTTAGAACCAGATATGGCTAAATTAATACACAAATGGACCAGAGAGCATATAGAGTTAGAATATACTATGGATGCTGCTAATAAAACAGAAAAGATAGCAGCACCTAGTGGTAAGCATGATGACTATTGTGATAGTTCAGCTATGGGAATACATGCAACTTTAAGTATGTTACCTATGTCTGGTAACTTTGGACAATCGATTGTATCACGTCCTATTAATAGAAATACACCAAATAGGGGAAATCATTCTAATACTCCACTTTTTACTACTTCTAGGCGTAAAGTTACACTAAACAAGCAGTCTTTGAGTGGAATGTAACAAAAACTTTATATACTCATTAAAGTTAATTATAAATAGCCATGTCGTTTATAGATAATATTAGACGTCGTTTTGCTGTAACAGGCAGCAATCCTACGTACAAAGAAGACGACCCACGAAGTTACGGTGCGGGAGTAATCCAAAGACTCAAGATAAATCGAGGATTTGGTTCTCAAGATAAAGATTACGAACCACACATAGGTAAGAATAGAACATATATGAATATATATCTTTCTGACCCTATAGTTCGAACTTTAATTGATTTACCGTGCCTATACGCTGTTAAAGATAATTTTGATATTGTTACAGCTGATGACGGAGTAAGGGAAAAAGTAGAAGAAATGTTCCGCGATATAAATATAGAACATATATTATATGGTTGGGTAAGAAATGCACGTATTTTTGGAACAGGGTATTTAGAATGGACAGGAGATAATTTGGTTCTCAGGTCTAGTCAAAATATGTATGTCAAAAGAAATGAGCACGGACAAATTATGTACTACTATCAAAAAGTAGGTGATGATGAAGAAAGTGTTCGTTTTGAAGAAGATGAGATTATAGAATTAAAAAATAATCAATTTGATGATTTTGCATATGGTCTATCTGATATACACCCTATTATATATTTAGTTGATTTGAAAGACTACGCAGAAAGAGATATAGGTGCTGCTTTAAACAAATATGCTTCAAGTAGATTTGATGTTAGTGCAGGATTACCTGATATGCCTTATGGTCCTGATAAAATTAACGAAATTGTAGAAGCATTTAATACTTTAGCCCCCGGTGAAGATATTATCCATGGTAACGACATAGTTATTAAAGAGTTACAAGGTTCACAGAGAGCATTCGAATACGGTAAGTATACTGATGACATTTTAGATAAAATACATGTAGCTCTTAAAACACCCAGAACTATGTGGACAGACCCAGAAAAAGCACGCCCTATTTTTGAACCATACGTAAGATATTTACAAACAATGATAGAGGGTGCACTAAATGCACAACTTATGCCTCAGTTAGAAAAAGGAGAGGCTAAGTTTAAGTTTAGGCAAATTAACGTTGATGACGCATTTACTAAAGCTAAGACTGATATGATTTACTTATCAGAAGGTGTACTATCACCCGGAGAAGTAAGAGAAGAACGTGGACTTAATGCAGAAGGAGTAGCCACATTGGATATGGAAACTTCTGAAGACATAAAAGCTTCACCAATAGCTCAAGAACAAAGTGATAGAAATGTAAATATATCTGGAGGAAAAGACCAAGATAAAAGGGAAGAATCCTCTAGAGCACAAAACAGGGGTAATAAACCCTCCGCAAACGCAACAGGAGACAGAGCATGACATTTGAAAAATGTATGATATCCACTAAAGCATCTCTTAAGAAACGTGGTTTTGAGAATCACGAAGAGATAGCAGCCGGCATGTGTAGCATGTGGGCTGAAGAAAATGGCGTAGTGCGGGAATTTGCAGAAGGCAAGTCTACAGAACCTACACAGAGAACATTTGCGTTATCTATGGGTGAAGGAGATAATATGACATTTTCCAGTGATGAGGGAATTGACTCTGTAGAATTCCCAGTTATCGCTATTACATCCGGACCTCACGAGTATGAGGTAGAAGGAGAAGAACATAAAGTTTATATTGAGGGAGGTATGTTGAAGGACAACCTAGAAAAGTTCTCAGAACTCCCAATTTATATTGACCATCAAAGAACAGCTGAGGATTTAATC